TTGCTTTTTCACCTACAGGTGAATCAAATTGAAATGCTGACATTAATTCTCCTTTGTTTAAAATATTCCACATTTCAAGAGATTCTTTGTCTATAATATCAGGATGAAGATATTTATCATAAGTCTTCCTTAAACTACCTTGCCATTCAATTTTATTGTTTTTAATTAACATTTCCAAAGTCAATTGAATCATAGAGCAAGTTTTTGTATTAAGAAAATCATATTTCAGATTTCCACAATATTCTGAATCGTGCAATTCATAAGCTGAAATCAATTCACCACTAGGGGTTTTCATAATAGCATTGTGTTTTGTGAATTCTTCATTCACAATAATTACTCCACAATTATGGACACCTAAACCATGAACTATATAAGAGTTATCATCTAAAACCGTTAAATTATACATATTTTTGAATTCAATTTTTCTTTTTAAATGAGATAATCGAGTCCAAATGTATCCATCTTCATAAAAACTTTCCTCTTTTTTTCTAGTATCTTTGGTGAATCTTATTTCATATTTCTCTTTAGAATGAACTTCTCTACCTTCAATATATTCAATTTTAGGAGGTAAAATATTAATATTAGCATATCTATGATAGGCTTTATTTATTAATTGCATTACACCTATCGCTAACTTTTTACTAATAGTTTTAATACTGTAAGAATTATTATGTTCATAGTAATGTCCATCAGCACTTATATAACCATCTAAAAATGCTTTTATTAATTCTTGTGGTAGATTAAATACATCTGAATTAATAAATTTACCAAAAGCTTTTTTACCAAAACTTTGAAGATATTTATATAAATCATTGTTCTTTATATGAATTTTATAAGTTGTCCTAACTTCTTCAAGTCGATAATTAATGTTTATATTATTTAAATGTTTAATAATATCTTCTTCCTCTGTTTTATCGACTTTTGAACAGCAAATTATAACTCTGTTTTCATCCCATGTTGTTGTTTTTTTAATCCTTGTATAATGTTCTGTCCACCCATCCCCTATGTATCTTCCAATAATCCACCAAAAATCTTCTTTATCAAATGGTAGCGATAATGTATTATATTTAGGAATTAGAGATTCATTATTAATAGGAATACCTATATAATCTTTCCCTACAACAAGATTAGATACATTTTTCCATTTAGGATCACCATATATTTTTTCCCTACCAATGTCATTTCTTTCTCTAACATAAAACGGATGATTTCCAGTAACTTCCAATGGAAAAGATGCTTTAGTTTTTAAAGTGTATATTGTACTTGTTTTAGTTTTAATTAAGTCTACTACAGGTTTAAGTCTCTTTTTATGAGTTAAAACCATATCTCCTATTTTTATATCTTTTATCTTTTTTAACCCTTCGGATGTTGTAACTAATGTATCTTTATCAAAACAGGCGTGGCTAGATCGTTTATTTATTAATCCTTCAATACCTAATGTAACTTGTAATAGATTTTTATCAGCATATTCGCTGACCATATTTTTAAATTCGGTTACAGGTTTCCTTCCTTTTTCTTCGTTACCGTAAAAACAATCGTGAATACTCCATACCTTACCTCTTTCAACGGGGATTAAAGAACTTAAATATAAAGCAACGTCATTGTTTATTTTTAGCCCTCTGGATGCTGTTTGAATTGCTGACTTAGCTGTTTCAGTTCCAAATGTTGCAACTCTTACTATATCTCCACCAATAGAATTATAGTAGTTTTGGATCTTTTGGAATACAATATCTTTCTTATGTGAACATATATCAATATCAATATCCTTTTATACCCTCGGTTTCCCGATACTTTAACACTAATTTAATAGTGGGACTGGACTATATCTTCTATTTATTAATATAAATAGTGATGGCACTTGGGAATGGTGCTAATCTCCATCCCTACTCTACTTACACATTAATGTGCTTTCGATAGTCTCTACACCTTTCTTTTCCTTACTCCAATAATATTCTTTATACTTAGAACATTTATTTATCGCTTTATATAAACCGTCATGCCCTTTAATATTTAGATACTTTAGAGCGCATTTAATACTGTTGAATTCGTTTACTAACATTGTCATCTTTTTATCAGCATATTGATATATTTTTTTACCGTTCAATGCGTTTTCATCTTTCATCCCATACATACCATTCTTTTTACCTAAAGTTTTTCCTTTACTATTTATACTCATATTAATTTTACTATTTTCTGAATGATGTTTCCCATACATACCGTTGTTTTTTCCTTTCGTAACGGCACTCATTTTATTTTTAAACTCTTCAGATGAAAATTTATATTTGTCTCTATTTGCGTTCCTTGTAATTTTCATTTTATATCTAGAGATAGCTTTGTGATTCTTGCCAAACATTCCGTTATTCTCACCTTTTGTAACACTGCTCATTTTCTTTCTAAAATCTGCTTTCTCTAATTCTGTTTTACCAGAAAACGTGTCCCCACCTTTTCCTCCAACATGAATATTATAAAACTCTTTACTATTAACAGCATTATAGTATTGTATGAAATATATTTCTTTTGCATTGAGTTCTTCAAGTGTGTAAGCATAACCCAATATTTTTCTTTCAAAGTTATCTTCTCCATATTTTTTAATCGCTAATTGGATTAACTTCCCACTCCCAAGGTAATTATCATTAAACTTAGTATGCTGACCTATATACTTCTTTTTATTAATTTTATTTATTGTCATATATACGAATCCAATAGGTTCTATGTAATATCACCTCCTATTTATTATAATAGGAGTAAGAAAAGACTTGGCACGGTATTACCTGCTATCTTTTTTTAAGACCGTAGGCTCTCTTAGTCAGCTACTTCGTCTTTGATTTAAAGCGTATATCTACTTGTAAGTTTTGATACGCAGTCTTATTCAACTGATACCGTTAGCATAGTTTATTAAACTACACACCTTTTAGCAAAAGTTCACCATCAATCCCCAATATTGTTTAGGGTAATCAGGTCGTTCTGCTGAAATAAATCTCCAATGAGGCATTTCAACACCTTGTTTTAATGGGTTAATTTGAGTAATTCCAATTAAATAATCAATGATAAATCCTCCAGCAGAACCTCTGCCTGGAGCGACTATACTTTCTGCTTCTTCCCAAATAATATCAATGTTTTTCTCCATAGTAATAAAGTAACTACTTAAGGGTTCATCTTTTGCTTTACTAGAGCCTATTATTTCTTTACATTCAATTTCAATTCTTTCAAAGGTTTCTTTGTAATCTTCTTTTTTAATTTTATTACTAATACCTTTAAATATTAAACTAATTAAATATTTGTCATAAATTTCACTGGAATTTATCATTGCAACAATATTAGGATAATCCATAGAATAACCATATAATTTTTGATTTTTATACCACTCCGATTCTTTTGGTAACTCAATCTTTGGAATTACTTGTTTGTGTTTAAAGTTATATCCTGTGATTTTATCACTAATTTCTTTAGTATTCAATATTCCTTGTTCAATGTCTTTATGATCTAAGTAATCCATATTACTAAATATTTTTTCTACGGTAAAAAAGTGAGTTGTACTATAAAAATCATCTACTTCTCTATTATTATTTTCATCATCTTCAGAAGTTAAAAATGCTTTATGTATAGATCTATCCTCTTCTTTAAGATAATGTGCATCAGTTGTAATTATCCATTTTAGTCCATATGCCTTGGCTATTTTAATTGCCATACCATTAAAATCAATTTGTTCTTGTTGTAAAGATGGTTGTAATTCAATATAAAAGTCTTCCCCAAAGATATTAAGACACCAATTTATAAAATCATCTATTTTATCCCTATATATTTCTTTAATGTCTTCATCTTCTTCTCTTAATAAACCAAGAACCAGACGAGGGAACATACCACCTAAACAAGCAGTTGAAGCAATTAAATGTCCTTTATTTTCATTCACAATAGTTTCTATATCACTATAAAAAGTAGGCACTCTTTCTATACCTTTATAATTAAACATTCTTTTCCATGCTTTTGTAGATAATTTTCTAAGTTGTTCATGACCAATG